CTGAGTGTTGAGCGGTGCAGTACAAAGTCAGTCTACTAATTTATTGACCGCTGAAGAAAGGTTTTAGATGGTAGCTCGCATGAGTGAAACAAACTGTGCAACGGTAAAACCAGCAAGGAGTTGTTTGGTTCCGTAATAACCAACAAGACCCCCGCAATCAGCGTACCAATTGTGCCACGCGCGTGTAGCACCAATGGGCGCACCGATCATCGTGTCATGAAAAGCAAAGGCTGTGTCATGCAACTTTTGATTGGCTCCAGTAAAGTGATACAACTGTTTGGATTTGGCAGCTGCATTTTGAATCGTGTGGTCTGCTTGAGAATACGTGCCTTGTGTCATGTCGAGTTCTTTTTCGAGATAGCTGCCCAACAACGGAACATGGCGTGCTTGCTCAATCAAGCCAAGTGCCACACCACGTCGATGCGCCATCCGCGCAGTGGGGCGTTTGGGCAACGTTGCGGTGGTGAATCCAATCTTTAGCATGCATTTTCCCGGTAGTGGCCCCGGCATAACGTGCCCGCAGTCATCAATAGGGAAAAAGGCTTTCGAGCAAAATCTCAAACCAAATTTGTTTGTGCGTTCGGCTTTACTAATAAAGCCCAAGCTCTTCAGTAATGGTGAAATTTCAGCTGCTCGTTTGCACAGTTCCTCGCACGCATACGTCACGTTATCGTCACCAGTAACCATTATGCGAAAATCGCGCCCGGGTTGAAAGCCCATGGTGGTGTAGGCCCAGTAATGAGATGCCGCATTTATAAAATTGTTGGTGTCAGTCGTGTTTGGTTTACCAGACCCAAGCTTGGGTGCCAAATCAACGACTGTACCATCACGCGTTTTGTAAATTTGGCGTCGTAACTGGCTCCGTAAAGCGATTTGAGCGAAGCCTGAAGCTCCGCACGCTTCACAAGTTTCAACATAGAATCGCAAAGATTGAAGCGAGTGCGTGTTATCAAAATCGGTGAAATCATCCTTAATTGCATTGCTTGAGCCAAATTGTCGATTGCCCTCTTCAACCCACTGGGCAATGTGCTTCTGAGTGTCGCCGACCGCACAGTAAATGTAGTGTTGGTAGTGCCATTGGTTCGCTAACGTGTATGCAAAGCTCTTTTGCCAAGGACCCAAAGCGACTTTCATCTTGTCCTTGCAAACAACCACAATCCTTGGTTTAACCTTTTGTGTTGCCTCTATCTTGACCATAACGTCATTCTTGCAGCACTCTTTCATAGTCAAGCCTCCGCTCTTCATGTCGGCATAAGCGCGTACAAATTTTAGGCGTTGGGTCTTAGGGTAACGATTAAACCAATCATGCATCGGCATAGGAGTAACACGAGTGCGCTGAAAAAATCGAGTGTCGCGCGATAGCTGTTGTGAAAGCTTAAACCACGAGTTCGCGTCGGGCATAGGGCGCGGCTGAAAGACACGTATACACAAAGCAGCCCAAATGTCACGAGGATCACAAGTACGCACAAACGAACCTTCAAATGCTGGTCCAACATGTGTAAGTGTGACTTTGGGTATTAAGCCAGCAGTAGGGCAATAAGCCCAACTACCGAGATGGCGAAAATGCACGTCAGCATCAATGGTCGGAAGATCCGC